CATCACTCCACGGCAGAACATTTTTGTCTTCTTCTGTTATCGGCGAATCCGCTTGCGATAACATTTGTTTCCCAAGCCATATTAACATGGTATGGTTCCCAGACATTGCGACTTCGACTTGTTTACGTCTTAGTCTCATTTTGCCGTCAGCTTTCCCTTTGTCTATGATACCCGCAAACCTGCGTTTAAGCGTATCTTCTGAAACTCCTATAATATCTACCATTTCACGCATAGTACAATGTATAGTAGCTAACTTATACAAAAGGTCGGTGTCAACTTCTTTACGAGGTCTTCCACCTTTACTTGTTGTCTTTTTTTCCTCTGACATAGAGTATCTCCTCCCATTTACCCCTGGTTTGGGTGTTAAAACATATTAGCTATCATAGGGCCTAATACACTTGCGATGAGTAGTCCCAATATAACCCATATTCTGTTGTCTATTTTGTCTATCTTCTTGTCTAACTTTTCTATTTCACGTTCTATATGTTGGTGACTTTGTTCGTTAGATTTCTTTATTGTAGACATATCTGCTTTTATTAACGCAATCTCTGTATCGACATGTATAGGACAAACAGCCCTTTCTTGTTTTACAACTGGTTGTTCTGCCCATTTTGCCATTGTCTTTCCTTTAATCATTATGACGCACTTATGTTTGCTGTTGGATCGTGCATCTTCTTCCAAGCTGACCCGTCAAAAAAAGCTAAACATTTTCCGCCGTTATTTGCATCAGATATATAAGCTGATGCACCCTCATCGATTGCACCTAAGCCTGCCAAATAGTTTGCTGATGCTACTGTTAATATTGTATTGACAAATCCATTAACTGCTGTTAACTTTGCATTACAAGTGATTGTATCTGTGTTTGCGTTACCTAATACTGTGTTACCATCTACTGTTAAGTTGGTGTTGACTTTTAAGTTATCGTTTACTGTTACATCGCCTGCAGAGTTTGATATGTTACCTTTTAGGTCTATTGTGCCAGTTACGATAACATTATCATCTAATGTTAAATCACCGCCTGACTTAAGAACACCATTACCATCTGGGTTAACCTGAACAACATTACCTTGCATACGTAGTGATGTAGTTGTCGAGTTACTATCATCTGCTGTACTATCGATATCTACAAACGTACCTCTGTTAGAGCTTGTTTGTGCTTGTGATGTTTGTGCTAATATTCTAAAGTTACTTGTTGTTGGTAGAGTTCCATCAGTTGCGTTTGCGGCTAATGACTGTAGAACAAATAATCTTTTGTCTGCCGATACTGCTCCTGGTGATGCTACTGTGCCACCTATAATCTCTGAACCGAATGTTGGGTTTGTAAAGCCACTTGACGCTGGTTTACCGCCTGCGCCTTCATATTCTTGTAATAAGATGTTAGCCCATTTAGTTTCATCTGCTTGAACTTTAACACCAGTTATATTGTACGTGCTGGCTATCTGTTGGTCGCCGATAACTGTTTTGTTGTTTGTTGCACCTACAACTTGTGTTAGACCATTAATGTCTGTTGCATCGTTTAGAACGAGAGTTCCACCATCATCTGAGATAGAACCTGTTACGATTAAATCATCATCTATCTTTAGTGTTCCGGAACTTGTAATAGTTGTGCCTTGAAAACTTATAACACCGTTTGTGTGTGCTAAATCTGCCGCTCCAGCTTTGTTTGTATTTTCAGTTGTAGAGAAATCAAGTTTTGTTCCCATACCACTTGCTGAATGGTCTTCTGTAGCTACACCATATATGGTTGCACTTGGTGTTAACCATTCTGTGCCTGTTCTATACCCACTATAAGGGTTATACATAACTGCGCCGAATGTGTCATTATTGTTTAGATAGTCATCACTTGATCCGTCTTTACGACCTGCACTTAAAGCCATTAACGCTCTTGGAATAAGATTATATTGTGAGCCTATACCAAAGTCATGCTCGCCACGTGAACGTACATGTAGTGAAGCCCATCCACCATCATCTGCACCAATACCGCATACTCGGGTAGGCATATCGTTGCCTGCACCATATGGGTTAAATGAAGTTTGTGTGAAGCCGTCATCTACTTTGAAAACATTATCTGTAGATATTTGTCCATCTACAGTTAATGCGCCTGTTAAATCTAATGTGCTTTCGCCTTCTACTGCCGCAATCGCTCTTGCACTTGTATGATAAAGATTTGATGAACCTTCTGCAACAGTGTCAGTATCGCCCTGTGTATAAGTTAAAACACCAGTTGAACTGTTGTATGCTAACTGCGTAGAGTTCTCTGAAATCGCACCTCTGGCTCTTGCATCTGTGTAATATAGATTTGTAGAGCCTTCTGTTATCTCATCACTATTGTCTTTAGTTGCAATCTGTGTTGCGATGTATGCCTTTACACTTTGCTGTGATGGGGCACGTGTTGCACTGTTTGTACCGAATGCATCTTCGTCTATAATATTGTTTTGTATACGTGCGTCTGCTCTTGCATCTGTATAATAAAGGTTACTGCTTCCTTCTGCAACTGTATCAGTATTGCCTTGTGTATAAGTTAAAGCACCTGTGCCGGAGTTATATGCTAAACTACCACTTGCTGAAATACTTGCTCTTGCTCTTGCTGTTGTAAAGTATTGATTGCTTGAACCTTCACTTAAGTTGTCAGTATCTTTTGTTCCAAGTCTTGTATCAAAACGTGCGTTAGTATAGTAAAGGTTTGATGAACCTTCGCTGATATTATCTGTATCTTTTGTTGCTAATCTTGTGTCAAAACGTGCATCTGTATAGTACAAGTTTGTACTACCTTCTGCGATTTCGTCTGTGTTATCTTTTGTTTGTATTTGTGAAGTTACATATGCTTTAACAGACTGTTGACTTGGTGCCTTTGTTGCACTGTTTGTTGCCATATTATCTTCATCTAATAAATGATTAGATATATCTGATACTTGACCTGTTACTGAACCTACAAGATTACCTGTTACAGTTAGTGTACCACCACCTATTTTAGAAATACTATTTTCATCTACTTTGACAAACTCATCACTTGCAGGATCACCTGCGCCTATATAGAAGTCTGCTGTATTGGCATGTATATAACCAATACCATTTGTTTTTATTTCTAAGTTACCGTCACTGGAATCTTGGTGTATTGAACCAGAAGTTAAATCTAAGTCACCCATCTCTATTTTAGTTGCAACATCTAATGTTCCACGTACATTTATGGTTCCACTGTTGTCAGCTTTGCCTAAGTTAAGTGTTCCATCTTGTAGAGTAGTTGTATCACCTGTAGATAACATAGTGATTGTGCCGCCTGCTTGAACGTTTAAGTTCTGTCCATTATCTGTTGTAATCTTAATAGTTCCACTATCATCTTGTAGAACTTTCTGATTATTGATGTATAGCGAGCCAGGCCCTAAGTATAAATCTCTAAATCTTTTTGTTGTTGATCCCAAGTCTAATGTATCATCTGTAGTTGGTAATAAGTTACCACTTATAGTTGTGTTACCTATGAGATTACCAGTTAAGTCACCACTTACATTGACTGTGATTGTGTCACTTAGTACAATATCGATTTCTGTATCATTTGTTTGCAGTGATACACTTACGTCATTACCACTTGACTTAATCTTACGAGCGGTTAATATATTGCTTTCTAAACTCTTAAGTACTTCTACACCTTGAGAACCTGAATGAGCGATTGATGTGGCTAAATCTGTAGCGTTAACGCTTACATTGATATCACCAGACGTTGCTCCTACTGTCACAGTATTGTTTGTTTCTGCAACTGTGACGTTGTACGTTGTTTCTGATACTGTTACATTTGTCATTATTTTGTCACCTGTGGCGTTACTGTAGCTGAACCTTCTAACAGTCTTGTGACTGTTGAACCGTTTGTCCATTCGATATCATATACAAAATCTCCTGGTGTCATAGTATTTGTATTCGTTGCTGAGATACTTGCTATAAGCTGACCACCTGTTGGGTTTGTTATATCGAATGTGAATGTTGCTTCTGGTGTCGCACTTTGATGACGTTTTCTTACTTGACCAGCGAAACTATCACCAGTTAAGTTAATGGCTGCGTTTGAACTGTCTTTTATTGTAATAGTTCTTGTAAACGTAGCACCTTGTTCTATAGTTAAATCCAATGATCCGGACATTATGGACTCCTTATAATACGATTATGTTATAAATCTGTGCTAATAAGTATGCACCACCTACAATATAGCTTATGGCCATTAAGCCGTTAAGTAGTGACAAAAATCTTATCTGTTGTTTCTTTAGTTCGTTTTCCATGATTATTTTCTCCAGTTTGTTATATATATGTATTTATGCAAACCATTTTTTAGTTAAATACAGATGAATGCTCACATCCGTGGCGTTCATCTTCCCGAGTATGATGGTTTTACGTTCCTTTAATCATCATACTCACTTTCAAATAAGTTGTTTGCTGGTGTATCGAACTTCTTTTCCCACGCTGATATACGCTTGTTAGCAATCTCAACATAATCTTTATCTAAATCTATGCCTGTATAGTCATACTTTAACTCTACGCATGCCATACCTGTTGAACCACTACCATTAAAAGGGTCTAATACACGACCACCTTTAGGCGTGACCAACTTAACTAAGTATTTCATTAACGCTACAGGCTTCACTGTAGGATGATTGTTTCCTACGTTAGGTTGATGCATCTTGTCTTTCATACGCTTTAATGTACCGTCTTGTGTGTAGTTTTTTCTTCTTTGTTTTTCAACTCTTTCTTCATACCTTTCGCTTAAGCATTTACCGTTTTCATCTTGTACATACATACCACTTGGGTCTGTAGGAATATTCTTTGTTTCAAATCCTGCGTGTCGTTCTGCTCTGCTGACTTTTGGACAATAGAAGAACTTCTGGTAGTCTGGTACTTCGCCTAATACATTAGAAGGGAAACGACCTACAGCATCAGCGTTCCATCCACCACTACCATCACCACCCGATGATGTTTCACCCTCACCAGTTGCTTGATGAAAAGAAGATGTCCTGTTACCTGCTTTTGGTTTGTTCTCATCAGCATAGCGTATTCTACTCGCATCTATGTTGAGAGCACCTACACCGTGTGTGAGTACATTGTCTATTGTACTACCCTTGAACGGCTTTCTTGCCATAACAATGGGTTCGTGTGCTGGTTTTAATGCTGTCTTCCACCCTGACCATTCATTGTCTGCGGGTCTTTGTGTGTATTCTATTGGACAGTCATCTTCATTAGACACACATCCCTTGAACCCAATACCTTGAGCGACAACTTTATTACATTTATGGCATTTCATACCACCTTCATGTGTATTAGTTGTTCCTCTTTTAGCATCTACTCTTTTGCCTTCTCTACGCTCTATTGCTTTACCAATGTCTTGTGCTTTAGGAAACCCACTCCCGTACAACCACATGAGTTGATCCCTAATCTCAAATCCACACATTTCTATGTTAGTTGCTAAATGATGATATGTTCTTGCCGCTGAAAAGGCAAGTAGATGTCCACCTGGTTTAAGAACACGGAAACATTCTTGCCATGTCTCTAAAGCACCTGTGTCGTTATCCCAATCTTTACCTAAGAAAGCTATTCCATATGGTGGATCAGTGACGATACTATCAAATGTATTATCCTCATATGTACGTAATACATCCGTATTATTACCTGTTATTATTTTATAAGCCATTATTGTTCCTTTGTCTTAAGATATTATAAGTATATTTATTGTTATTATAAAAGGGTCTTTTACAAGACCCGTTAACATCGAAATCCTTTATGTTCGTTTCACTCACCTAAAGCTATTTCTCGTTAACATTTAACTTCGTTCGGACAAACACCTAAATATTATTGGATATATAAAAATCATATGGAATAATATTAATCTTCACTATGGTGAAGCCACAGGTCGAGGGGTTTTCCCCCGGTCACTGTGACTAAACTTCTTCACTAAGTCTTACCACATTCTGTATTACACAACTCATTTGAGGGAAAGCAGGTTTGGTATCTCTTTCATTATGTGCGGTCTACCCGTACACTTACAACCATACAGTCAGTTTATGTAAGTGTATTGACAGTTAAATGAATAAATCATTTTCGACATTCTGTCTCACTGAACTATTATATTAGATTTTATATTAGAACTTTCTCATATCTCTATGATACAACCATTACGACAATAGAAAAGCGATATCCATAGGGAGTTCTTTTAAGGCATCCTGCTTAACAGGGTAGTCTATTGAAGTTAGATAATAAGCAATCCTATCTACCCTCTCTTTTAGGAAGGGATTCGATAACACGATAACAATCGGCGTGTCAACCTTAATCTTATTTGTACAATATAATATTAGATGTTTTGAGGGGATATAAGTTGTGTTGTATTAGCCATGATAGATGTTGTATTAGTTTTTCTCTTATAATGTATTTATACTATAACATAAAAAAACGGTGTAGTCAACCTTTTTTTAGCCCTTTTTATAAAAAAAGACCTTACATCCGGGATGGACATAAGGCCTTAATATATCCTAAGAGAAAAACTGTTAATACAGTTTTGTAATATTCATGGCTGAACTTACAATAGTATTTATGCTTTTCGTTCCCGGAGTATTTTGTTTATAGTTTCGTATGATGTATTGTACTTGTCTACTAAATGTTTTTTTATACCGTGATAGTATTCTGTGTTATAGAACTCATCTTGTATTTGTTTTCTAACGCTTTGTTTTATTTGATGTGGAGTACATTTCCATCTGTCTATGTCTGTGTGATAATCTACTATATCATAATGGTCAAGATTTACACACTTTACATTGCCACAGTTGTTTTTTACACGTGTGCTTCTTGTTAGTTTTTTACCCAGTTTTTGTTCTGCTAACCATCGTACAACGATAACCATACGTCCGTTGTTTTCTAATCTCATCATAGGATAATCCTGTGTGTGACATCCTGCTGTCCATATCTGGCAATCGCCTTCTTGTATCGTATTGTCCCTTATTTTTTCCTTAATCTTCTTCATAATATATCATATCCTTTGCGTACCATTTGTTGTGAAATAGTACTGTCTTAGTTGTTATTTCCTTGTATTTTGTTGGAATGTGAAACGTTGCGTCTTTTCTTTGACGCAACGCTGTTAAGATATTGATGAATAACTCACCATATACAAATACATGATATGCGTAGTCTTCATCATAAGTCATTATCTTTTCCTGTACTGTTTCCAGGCATTTGCTTGTGCCTTGATTTTAGATAGTTCTTGCTCTTGGAGAAAACAATCTTCTGATATACTATTATCTGTATCCCATATCTTTTTGATATGTTCATTCATAGTTACCATACGATACAGTCTTGTTCTTATAGCTTCTGATAAGAAATGTTTCTTTTTTAATCTATCAAGCTGTTCAAAACAATAGTAGTAGTCAAGGGCAAGTTTGCCTAAAGCGTCTTTTTTCCATATCTTATTAAGTTCTGTTTTACCATTGTCCGATACAAGTTTGTCTCGTAATAATAATAGTTCATCACCAGTTACTCCAAGTTCACTTGCTTTATATTCAAATGTTCCTTTAAGAACTTCTATATGGTCTTCTACTAAATCGTAATCAATCATATTAAGCCGCCTTTGTTTTACTTCTTAGTTGGTCAATGATAGAAACATAACCGTCATCTCCATCAGGATCAAACGCTATTTGTCTATGGTTAATCATCCTTTGTAGGTCTACTGCCAACGCACTTGATGTATATTTTTGTTCCTTTATTAACTGTGCGATAACTATGTCTAAGACACCCTCAGTTTCACAACCAGTCAATCTTTCCATATCGTGTACATTTAAGTCACCTTTAAGGAGATGTATCCTTAAGAAATCAGCCATTAAATCATACATTCTGTCATTATAAAGACTTTCCATAAAGTATCCATTCATCTCATGTTGCATAACTCGTTCAAGTTCTTGTTTTGTATGGTTCGGCCAATGTATCTCTTTTTGTTCGGCTTTGTCGTTGTAGTGATCCCATACTTCTTTAGTTAATGTTTTTATATTTTTTTTCATTGTTGTATTTCCTTACATGTTAGATACTCACATTATTATGAGTATGTTATTATATTAACATATGTATTTATCAAAGTCAAGCGAAAAGTGGTTAAAAAGGCAAAAAAAGAGCCCGCCTCAGGAGAAACGGACTCTTTAAGTAAGGA